GTCGCCTGCAATCTCATTGGCTTTACCGTTAACATCCGTGAAAACCCACGTAAACGGCTCACCTTCAAGCGCCCGGCGGCCTGGCAGGGTGGGTGTAGAGCTGCTGATCATCTATCAACTCCTCTGGGTCTACATACCAAGATATAAAATTTGGATTAGTAATCCTCACTTCTGCCACAGGCTCACCTTTAAATGTTTGGCGCCCGGCTTCAAACCCGGCAAACAGCATTTTCTGAGTTCTAGGTGATGCGGTCGCGTACTTCTTGCTGGACGTGATCCAAGCTACAAAATCTCTCATGCTGGCGGTAATCATGGTTGTTTCTCNCGGTTGGTAGCGCGTTTAAACTTATGCTTCTTTGTGGAGCTGGCTTGAGCGGCGCAGATTGGCCGCGTATTCGATTGTTTGCTCCCGAGCCTTTTCAGGCACCCATACAGTCACCGCGATAAACCCCTCGGCTTTCTGCTTTTCGACATACCGCTTTTGCGGGGCGTACGCTTCTGTTCCTGACATGGTGAAATTCCTATAGTGTGATTACGTTAATAGTAGGGCTACAAGCCCTTAACGTCAAGGGCTTCGGCTGCGCTATCAAGGGCCGCGTGTATGTTAGTGCCTAGTAGCACCGCCCGGATTGCCTTCCTCGCATTAATGCCCAAACCGGTCCCTTTGTCCGCCGTCGTGCCGGGCTTTGCCTTGGCGATAATAACGCGCAGACGGGTGGTCTTGCCCTCTATTTTAATCGTTGCGGTCTGGTCCAGCGGATAAGTGGTCAAAGCGAATATGCGCTTCAGTTGGGCTTTGTAGTTCGGGGCGTCGTACAGGTCAAGCCGCTGTGCAAACGACTCTATGGCCGCAATGAACTGAGTCTGCGAAATGTACTCGCACGGCCAACTGCGGAAAATCTCCTGCGCCACGTTGTCTATATCGCTGCGGGATTCTTCCATCATGGCCTGCTTGGCGGTCGTGGACGGTGGTGGTGACAGCAGTTTTTCCATGTTCACTTCTCGCGCCATCAGCCATCTGTAAACGTGCCGTGCCCATTCGGGCCGATCGTCGGCGCCGCACGTGTTCATCCATTCGTTAAGCTCGGTGAAATACACCGGTGCCGCCGGGACGTGGGCGTTGGAGATAACGAAAAACCGGCGATCGTCTTCGCTCATGGCCATGGCGTTGCTGTGGTTGGACAAAAACAAAAATGACGAATGCACCATGGTCCTGCGCTGCTTGCCGTACTTGGGGTTGATTGACATAAGCCTGGGCCGCGGGTCGATCAGCTCTTTCAATTTTTCATAGGTGCGGTAGCTGTTCAGGCCGCCGGTGTTGAGGGTTTCGTCAGACACGATGAACGGCGCTTCCAGCCAGTCGTTGTACTGCACTTCGCCCACGATTTTCTCAAACGGCTCATTGCGCACGTTTACATCACCCAACAGTGTTTCGATCATGGTGGACAGTGTGGACCGGCCTATGCCTTGGCGCTGGGCGACCATGACGATCGCCGCGCCTCTGAAGCCCATATCCTGACACTTGGCCGCCAGCCAGTCGGTGAAGTATTCCCGCTCAAAGCCGTCCGGTATCAGGTAGTCCATAAAGTCGGTGAACCGTTTTATTTGCTCAGGGGCATACGGGCCTTCACCCCATGACGGCGGAGCGTATTGATTGACGTATAGATCACCTTGGCACTCCACCAGCCGGGAAGGGTTCGACGGGTCGAACGTCGGTCCCATCACCACCACCCGACTCTCACTGGTCAGCCAGCGGGCGTACTCCGACACCGCCACCAGTTTCCCCTCGGGGTTCGGCACCATCGTTTTGCGAGGGTGAGTGTTGCGCATACCGCTCATTGATAAGGCTTTGGGCGCATCGGTGTTCTTGATTTTCCATGCGCAGTCATTGATCGAATCATAAACGTAGGTCGCCACCAGATTGGCCACTTCATCTTTGGCCGACACGCTCGGGCCGTCCAGCAGCGCCACGTAGTTCAGGAACTCGCGGGTCTTCATGTCGGCGCAGCCGTCGTGGAAGCAGTGAAAGCCTCGCTGCGTAGGGTCTTCACCCATGCCGAGTTGTTTATACCCTGCGGTGTCGCCGCCTGACGTGTGGTTTTGAGCAAAGGGGCAGTTTATGGTCAGCCATTCGCCGTTCTCAGATATGATTTCTTCTCGCTCTGCCAGCCATTCGGCTACCGGGTCGATGATGCCTGACATACTGGCGCGGGCGGGTACAAACGGCGCCCAGGGTGTCGAGCCACCGAGCATTCTGGCGCGCCGCTTAGTGGCGTCGAGTGCGTCGGCTTCGATGTCGGCCCAGGTCGCNCCGGTATCAAGCGCGTCCAGCATTGCCTGCGGGGTCCACCGTGGGCCGTCCATGGTGACCACACCGGTCACAAAGTCGCACTTGTTCCGGTCTTTCTTGCCGTTGATGCCCTCTGGCAGCCTCACCAGCTTGTTCGGCATCTTGCCCCCTGCATCGGCAATGCCTGCCTCGTACATAAGGGTTACGAGCGCCCTGGCGCTTGCCATGTTGTCTATGGGGGTTTCCAGTACGTACCCATATTGAAAATTGCCGGGGCTGGTTTCCAAAATATAGGTCGGGACTTGCATTTCTTTGGGCAGCCCGGACGCCGGGGCTTTGGTGCCGATATCATCCAGCACGATAACGTGTAAACGCTCAAACAGGGATTGCCGGTTGTACAAGCCCCCGGTATTGACATCCCGGTGCGCAGTGGCGGTGCCAAAATACAAGGCTTTGGCCACTTTGCTGCCCTTCAGGCTGTCGAGCAGTTCCTGCTCGGCCATGGGGTACACCGGTTTGCCGTGCCGTGAGACTCCCCACGTCAGCACTTCCTCGGTTTCCGTAAAGTCGGAATGAAAAACCGTATCTAAAAAATCTTCTATCAGTGTTATGTCGTATTCTCTGCTGGTCACGTCAAAATGTCTGGTAGGTGTTGGGGCTTCTATGGCTGCTTTAAACGCTCTGTTACGACCACCATCGCCTTTCTCAGCCTTTGTTGACGCATCATCACCTTGAGTAGTATCATTCGGCTTAGCCATATTGGTGGTCTCTCGTTGTTGGTGTGTGTGGTAGCGCGCCTTAATCCCCCGGCAGGGTAACTTGCCGGGGGATTATTTTTTGGGTCATTTACCGTACCTTTGCATGACCGCCGGTTTTGCTTCAAGCGGTAAGCCTACGGCCCAAGGGGGCGGCGTTTCCATTATGGTCTGTAATTGCAGGCTGCGCGCTTCCACTGCACGAATATGCACTTCCTCGATTATCTCATCGTGAACATGAAAAGCCACCGGCGCGTTCACGCTGGCCAGCTCCCGAAGTGCGTATTTCAGTATCGCACCCGCTGTGCCTTGGGCAAAGTTTTCCGCGATCAGGCCACCGTACAAGGTGTGCCGGGGCCACTCGGTAGCGTCCGCTTTGGGCAGTATGCTGGCCTTGGCGTAGCTTACTTGCCACTTGCCGCCGTACTTGCCCTTCACGTATTCCAGCCGTGCATTAGGGTACTGCAGAACAGTGCCGTCGGGCAAAATGCCGCAGAGGGTGCCGTTCATCAACCCCTCTACAAACATGAACTGGCACTTGCCGATCTTTACCTCAGTGCCGGGTCTGCGCATGGCGAGAATCGCTGCTTTTTCACAAGCGCGCCAGTAGGCCACGGCCCACGGATTAGCTTCGCGCCATTTAAACACGATCTTGAGAACTTCGGCTTCGGTCAATATCAGGCCGTAGTTTTTGGCTATGGCCTGAAACGCCCCCACCGCGCCTTGATACCCTAGCGCCAGCGTGGCGACCTTGCCGATCTGGCGCTCAAGAATACCCATGGCCTTAGCCGTGGCCATATAGATGTCAGCACCGCTGCGGAAAATATCCAGCACGGCCTCGGCTCGCGGGTCTTCCGTCAGCCACGGCAGGACGCGGCCCTCTATGGCGGCCCAGTCCGACACCACGAATTTATGGCCAGGGGCGGGAATCAGGGCCGGGCGCAGCAGTTTGGAAAGCGTGTCCATGACGTTGGGGATGATTTGCTTGGTGCGCATGGATTGCTTTATGTCTTCGGTCTGCTCGGCTTTCCAGCAGTCCCGGCGCATGTTGTGAAGCTGCAGCCCTCGGGAGGCAAACCGCTGGGTCTGACCAGCGCCGGCGAACACAAACGCCCCCCGCACCCGGTCGTCATCTTCGGCCATGTCCAGCATACGCTGGAACTTTGACACACTGGATTTGCTGCCCTGATCGACCAGCTCCAGCACGTCAGCCGTTAGCTGGCACAACAAAAAGCCGTCTGACGTGCGGGCGTCCAGCAAGGCCGTGCGCACGTCTTTGTCCAGCGACTGCTTTTCTACGTCGCCCTTTTTGACGGTCATAAGGGCGATCACGTCCGGGTCGTTTTCACACTCTGCCAGCAGCCATTTGCGAATGCGCACGGATTGGGTGTGCTTTGTAATGACGCCACCGGTAAGTGCGGACAGCTTATCAGCGATCTCGCCGCGCTCGGCGTCGGCGTAGGTCACTGCCAGCCGGGCCAGTTCGGTATCGACCTTGGCGCCGCGCTCGTTGATGTCACACGTAATCAGCCAATCCTGATGCTCTGTGACACTCATTAGGCGGGTCAGGGCCATGACCTTGCGCGCCAGCCGTGAATCTTGCAGGCAGTATTCGCCCATTTCCTGCATTAGTTTGGGGTCTTCATTGAACTCGCCGGTTACGGGGTTAGGAATCGACAGCGCTTTGATAAGCTGCTTGCCGCGGGGGTCTTTCCGTTTGTTGATGCCCAGGGCACGAGCGGCGTTTTCCAAACCGGACGGTATCGCGTTTACACGGCACTGAGCCGCCAGGCAATACCATTTCTTGTGCTCGATCTCAGGCGCGCCGTAGTCGGGCACCGCGATGTATTCCCAAATGGCCTTGTCGAACTCGGCGTTCACTGCGGTCACCAGATCGGCGTGTTCTATAGCGACCGCCAACGTGGCCGGGAATGCCTGAGTTCCCGGGTACCATAGCCACTCGTCGCCTATTTCAGAGTCGATGGCTGACATGCACAGAATATCGGTGCTGGGGTCCGCCGCGTATTTATACGCGCCGGTCTTGGTCAGATCGGTTCGGGAGCGCGTCTCGAAGTCCAATAAGACACATTGCATGGTAGTCTCACTATCTAAAGAGGTAAAAAACCCCTGCACACGGCAGGGGTGTTGGTCTTACGCTTTACGCTGGCGACGACGTGGCCGTGCTGGCGCTTCCTCGGGCTCTGGCTCCGGGGTGGCTTCCGGTTCGGGCTTGTCTTCCGGCTTGTCTTCCGGCAGGGCATCCAGTGCCAGCCAATCAACCACCTTCAGTTCCGGCGTGAAAATCTTACCGTACTTCTTGTGCTTGTAACTATCTACACAGAGTTCCACGACGGGGACCACACCGGACTTCCCGGATTGAATGCGCGCTGTGATCGCGCTCACAATGACCTTGAACGCTTTTGTTCCGCCTTTGCTGGTGGTGGAATACAGAACCTCAGTGCCTTTGTCTTCGCCGTCCATGCACTTCAGTTGCATCCCGGTTTGCGGCTTCCACTGAGCGCCGACGTCGGGCAGTCGGTTACGCAGCACAATATCATCGGACAAGATAGAACACATTTCCTCGCCCAGCTTACCGCCGCCGTCTTCACCCCATGCACAGAACCCTGTGGCCATGGTCGATGGGTTAATCGCCCAGAGGGATTTGTCTTCTACTTCGATTTCTTCAGAGCCGTAGGTCCATATTCCGCCTTTATCCAGCTTCAGATAAGAGCCTTCCTCTTGCGCCATTTCAGCGCGCTGTTGGGCCCTTTGGAATCCGGCTAACAAGCTCTTCGGGTCGATCGGTAGTTGTGACATTTTGCACGTCCTTTCTATGGATAATCGTTTGATAGTCGTTAGGTGCCTTGTGTCACTCTGGGAGCCGTTCTAAAGCAGCTCGCAGTGCAGCTTTGGGCAATATTGCCTCCCGTTTGTCACTGGCCGCGGCCATGGTGACGCCTGAAGACACACTGACAATGTAGTCGGTTATGATGGTGTCGTCAATCTTTTTCGCTTTAAAAACTTTCTCCATTTGCGCCGGGGATTTGAGCGTTTGGGTGCAGATATCACCCACCTTGAACTTGCGGTTTTTCCTGAGCATCGCCTCCACTTCGACTTTGTTGGTCCACACTCGGGTCGGGCGTTTGTTGACCAGTTTAAACCCTTCCACGGGCGCGCCTTTTTCGAGCTGGCCCAGCGCCATTTCACGGACACTGGCAATCCACTTTTCTATGCTGGCCAGCAAGGGCACGTAGGTGTCGAGTGTTTCGATCGCTACGGCCGGGAGCTTGGCCGCCAGTTGAGCCTCGCCGGTCTTGATAGGACAGATCACTTCCGCCGGGCAGAACCGGCAATGGTCCCCGGCTTCAAATGCGGGGTTCTCAGCCTCGGCTAACTGCACGGCTGTGGCTACTATTTCCTCGAACGTGTCCAGCATACCGATGTCGGTGGTCCAGGTTGCCGCTTGATAGGGCTCGTCTTCGTCTTCGTCTCCGGGTACTGCAGGCTGGATAATGGCCAGCACTATCTGTTCAGCTTCGTCAAACCACTCCGACGTTAGCGGGTCAGCGTCAGCGCACAGGGCGTAAAATAAGAGCTGCTTATTAAACTCCACCTCGACCGGCATGTAGCCGAATTTATAATCCGCAACGATAACGGTCTTACCGTCGCGGGACCGGGCCAGCACGTCAATCGAACCGCCGGCCAGGTCAGGGATTATCTGAACAAACGGTTCCAGCATTACGTCGCTATCTGACACATTATAAGTGTCAAACAGGTCCATAAGCGCGCCGTGAGCAGGCTGTAAACGCTCTGTTATCATTTCATAGGTTACGGCTATCTTATTGAAAAACATACCCGTACACATTTCTAGGTCGGGCGTATAGTTGTTTTTGACGAGCCATTCCATAGCGTCATGCAGGGCGGTCCCTTCCTCGGCAGCGTCTGAGCCTCTGCCTTCTTGCTTGGGCATCTGTTTGGCC